CTCGTGAGCTGTTAAAAGCGACTGTTCTAACGCTTCACCACTTGCCGCCGTTGGCACGTTGGTTTGCATAATTGGGGCGTTTAATTTATAGGCCTCTTTACTCAAAAAAGTATAAGGAAAAGCGACCTCGATAGATTTCCCGTCAGGCCTTAATGCTGCCTCTAAACGTGCGTAAACGCTTTCAACTTCAGTTACATTTCCGTCAAATCCAACCGTTTGGATCTTCTTATTTTCTGTCGATTTAATGATTAACCCCATGATTTTAAAATATTATTTCGTTGGTAAATTTAAGCTAAAAGTCCGTTATTTCGTAACGCTTTTACAATTTGTTTTAATGTATAGCCGTCGAAAGTGTCGGTATCTGTTAAAGCCGTCCCGCCACCACTTACCAAAGTAGCCGCTGCAACTCCAGTTGTTTCCTGGTAAAGTTTAATAATTGCTCCGTTTTCAGTTCTGAAATGTGGAGCTGCGTTTCCTGCTACGATGTCGGCTGAATACAACTGAAAACTGTCAGTTATTGATCCCGTTGGGGCTGTTGCATTTCCGACTATTAACTGCCCCGTCCCACTACCTAAGCTTGTTTGTGTCCCAAGTAATAGACTGGAGGCGTCGTTTGTTCTTAAAAAGCCGTTTGCCATTTCAAAGCGGGTGCCGTAACCTCCACCGCCGTATTTAAACTGAATACCGTTAAAATAAGTTCTGTATCCTGAAGAATATCCATACTCACCAAGACAAACAACCTCAGAACCTGAAGCACCGCTGCAAAGATTAACGAGGCCGTTACCTCTTGCGTCAATTATGTTCGCCGTATCCGCACTATTCCGAACCCTTAAAGCTATATCCGTACTCAAAGCCCCCTGCGCCCGAACGTCTAAACGTGTCGAAGCCGCCGGCGTTGCACCTATTCCGAGCCTTTTGTTTGTATTGTCCCAAAATAAAGTGCTATCCTGTTGAACTACGTTACCGCTACCCTCGAAAAGAATACGCCCAACCGTTCCGCTTGTTATTGCTGTCGTTCCAATTGTTAGGCCTCCGCCAACTGTCTGCCATGTCGCAGTCCCCGCCCCGTTAGTCTGCAATACTTGTCCGGCTGTTCCGTCTGTCTTTGGGACTGTGTAATCAGTATCTCCAACTTTACCACCTTCATTACGAAGCAAAGTTCCATCCGTTCCACTTACTACGTCTGTTGTTCCTACTGTAACCTCATCGGGTAAATTAAGATTTATTGTTACTGCCATTATGCGTTAATATTTAGAGTTTCGTTTTTAAGTGTTACAAGGTTAACCGATTGATTAAATACCCCGTTTATATATACATCATATTGCGTGTCAGGCAACACCTCACTACCACCACTTGCGATACTTAAAGTGTACGAAGCGTCAGAGTTCTCGACTGTTGCGTCTGGTGCTGTTATATCCTCGCTACCTTCCGCAAGTATTGAAGTAGTGCTTATTACCGTTCCGCCTGTGTCTTTTAGTACGGCTGTGCTATCGGCTATCGGCTGAACATCACTACCTCCCGAAGCTACCTCAACCTTATAAAGTTCATTTCCTTCTGAATCGGTTATTTCAACCTCACCGCTCAAACAGCTAGGCGTTGGCGTTGGTGTTACGTTTACAGGAACTTTACATCTACCGTGCGAAGGAATCTCGAAACGTATATCCGCAAAGTACCCGACTAAGTTGTCTAACTCTCTATCGCTTCCAAACGTGCCGACAGGGTCTTCAACTATTTGAATATCGTCCGTTCCGTAGTCGTTCCACCACACACGAATATCTCGAAGGATTAAACTTGTATCGTTTGCGTTCTCTATAACGTCTAATCGGTCATCATTTAAACGCTCGTAGATATACACTCGTAAAGTGTGAGTGTTCATTGCTCTACCAACCTCGACATCAATAGGCGCAACAAACATAACAGGAAACTCACTTTGTTCTGTTATGTATGCGCTTCTATGGTCGTCCGCTTCAAACATGATGCGACCTTGCAACTGACCGTGACCATTAGCCCACGCTGTCAGTGTATCTTTTATTGTGATGAGTGTATTTATAGCCATGTCGTATCGCTTCTAAAGTTACGCTCTTGATCTGGTGCTTTAATATCTTGGTTCGTCGGGTCAGAATACAAAGGGAATAAATCCGCATTAAGATTTAGAAACGCCCTCATGTTACCCTCGTAAACCTTGGCAAACTTCAAAACGTTCTGTCTTATGTACTCAACTGCTTGGATACCCTCACTAGCCGAGTAGTCACCGCTTTGAGACTGTAACCCTTTGTTACTTACTCGGAATGATAGAAAAGCAATAGCATCATAAGCCGAATAAAAAGCTGTTGTGTACTGAATAAACTCAATCAATTCATCTTCCTCGGCTGACGTTGTACCGTTATTGAACTTAGTCAATAAATCATTGGTGAACGTATAACCTAGAATCGGCTGAATATACGTCTTAACGCTCAACTGAATGTATGGTGCAAGGTCTTTAGCATCAACGTTCTGAGTGATGTTCGTCTTATTCTTTATAAATTGTTCCGTTACGAAGTAGATCATTGCGCTAATATTTCGTTAATTGTATCTTGGTCAATTCCATACGCTGCTAGTCGTGTACGTGCTAACGGTTCAGCTAAACGCCCTTTAGAGTAGTCACGAATAATCCTCATCATATCCATGTTTTCTTTAGCAGATAACCCTTTCAATGAATCGTTCACTTGTGGCTGTTGGCTAAGTTGCTCACCTTGTTTCGGCGCAACACCTTCTTTAATAGATTCCTTAACTGTCAATATATCCGTTTCGTTAACCTTCAACTTAACCCCAACACCGCAGATAGTAGCTAAATGATTCAAGAAGTCCTCAATCGTTTGTCGGTTATCGTTTACCCAAAGTTTCTTAAACTGTTCAGCGGCAAACTCTTTTTCATCTTGGTTGCCTAATGAACCAGCAACACGTACTCCCATCAATGCAGGGTCTAGGTTGTGAGATATTGCCACCTCTTCTTTATACTCCTTGCTCGTTTGCTCAAACAAGGCGTGATTGTCAGTAGTGGATACAACGTCTACTTCGGGTAACATATCCTTTGACTGTGCTTCAACCTTCATAGCACGTCCGTAGTTCTTAGCCCCCTTAGCGTTCTTTCTCATCCCTTGCTCCCAAACGGTTCTTTCGTCAGGAGACATGATGTAAGGATACTTATAGATAACGCTTGGTTGTATTCCATTCTCAATAGCTGACTTATGAAGTAAGGCAATATCCGCCCCTACTTTCTGCCAGTTAGCGGACGACGCCCAATCAGGCATACCGTATGCTCTGAATCCTCCCACCTCGTTTTTAATCTCGACTACTTGCCACTCATCGGTATTACCTACTGAGTAAGGTGTTAACGTCAACTGAGCCGAACTAAGCGACCAATCACGGGAATAGAAGTAGTGCGATGGATTGTCAGAGAATAACCCTAAGTGAGCGTTACGGATATTCTCAGGGTCAACTAACTTGAAGTGTGTGTATTTCTTATATTCCTTTGAGTAGTGAACTAATGCAATAACTCGCCCGTGCTTAATCCAATTCAACGCAATCTTTGCCGCTCCTTTCGGTAGCCCTGACATTGATTCAAACTGTTTAATCTTAATCTTTTCAGCAACCGCTAAAGCATCGTATCCCTCCCACTCGTAACCGTTGCCAACTAACGAATACTTCTTGAAGTTGCAACACGCTTGATGCATAGGTGAACTAATATACAACTGATTTAGAATCTGAGGGTATAAGTTATCTTCACCAAAGAAAACGAAGTTAAAACCCCTTGAATAGTAGTCATCGACAAACGGTTGAGAAAGGTCTAACCCCTCGGTGTTTATCGTTCTGAAACATTCGATATTCTTATTCTCAACCTCCGTAGCTTGTGGCGTTGGTGGTGTATTTCTGCTAAACCATCCCATATATTAGTTTCCTTCTTGTTCTTTAACTACAATAAATCCTTCTTGTAATACTCGCCCCGTAGTTTCACTGACTACAAGGGTTTGAGTCGTGCTTTCGTAAACCTTGTACGACCATTCGCCCTCTATTAAATACACCTCACCATTTAGAGGTTCTGCCCCTGGCGTTTCGGTTATTACGAATAAATCATAACGAGAGTTAACAGCCACCCCGTTCTGAACAGATGTAACGGCTGTAACTTCCTCGGTAGAAAACTTATTTGTGAACACTATTAAGAAGTAAGGGTCAACTAATTGCGACCTTTCAGATACCGTTACAACGATATTGTTAATAGTGTTTTTTCTTATTACAAAATTGCTCATCTACTATAAGTGTAAAAAAAAGCCCCTCTGTGCGAAAGAAGGGCTGTTTTTTCTGAATTATTTTTTTTACGCTGCTGTAAGTAAAGCCGCTACAATGTCCGGATCTACCTTGTACAACATGTGACGCTCGTTTTCTGCTGTCAATGTTACAGGGATAGCCTGACCCGCTGCTCTTGTGTTGTTAACCGTTGCAGCATTTGCCGACAATCTCAACCCTTGGTCAGAGCCTAACATCCACCAATCGTCGTTATTGTCTTGAACAACTGCGATTAAGTCTCGTCTACCCGCCGCAAGTAGCATGATAGCATTACGCTTTCTTAAATCAATTCTACGGAATCCTAACTCTAACGTTTGAGACCATGAGTGAGTATCTGCCACAAGGTCAACAACTAAATCCTGAGTGAACATCGAAGTGTCTTTAGGGAAAGAGAACTCTTCAAACTTTGTTCCCGTTGTTCTTGTGATTGCTGTAACCTCACCATCCGTGTCAGGGTCATTCGTTGCCGTTACCGTTAACCCTGTGACATCTTCAAACGAACCGATTAAGGCACGTTTGATTGAGCCTAGATTGTTATCTCCACAGTCTTTAGGTATTCCTGTTATTGCTGAACAAATTGCCATATCTTCTAATTTTTAAGTGTGAATAAATAGGGGGCTTTTACACCCCCGTTGATTTAGAATTATGGAGTTGGTACAAACTTGTGGAAGTAAATCTCGTCAGCGTTAGTGTATGAAGGTTGGAATTTGAAGTCAACACGTACTCCAATTTTACGAGATAGTGTAGTCTTCATGAAGTCAACAATATTGAATCCTAACTCCTCATCCATCAAATCTTGAATGTTTACAAGGTTCTCCCAATAAGTTGCAATAATAACGTCGTCAGATGCACCATCAGCTTTGTAAATCTCAGTTCCTTGGAACTTCAACATCTCAGCTTCAATGTAGTACAATCCAGACGCTTTGTTATCAGCTACCGCATCAGCTAAAGCATCCCATACATTTGTAGAAACGATATACACGAAATCTTTTCTTCGTCTTACCGCTTTAGGTAGTACGTTACGTGCTTGTTTCAACTTAGCCACAACGTTTGAATCAGTGATTGCAGAAGCAACGCCACCGTTACCAGATGTAGGCTTCAATACGTTAGTGTCCGCTGTCATCAATGTTTCAAGACCATCAACTCCGTTATCCGCAACAGTACCTTGGAATGTTACGATCTCCATTTGCTCTGTCAACTCCTCAGCTAACTTAGAGAAGAAAAAGTTCATGAACGCAAAGTTCTGATTGAAAGAGTTTGAACCTCTTGCCAACTGATCAGATACGAAAGACTCCTCCAATGAAGCAACACAGAAAATTGTTGAATACATCAACGCTTTTACTTCGTACTCCTTTTGTTCTAGAACTGTATCGTCAAAGTCAGGGTCACAAGTACCCGCCTTGATTGTTACGCCTGTTACATCAACACCTCCAAGGTTCACACGGTCTTTAACCCCAAGTAATTGGCGAAACTTAGAGCGTGTTTTTTCCTCGCCGATCATTGCCTTACGGAAATACTCGGTAGCGTTAGTAGTGTAAGCCGCTGAAGTGTCAACGGTCATAGCCATTTGAATCTCTTTACCTTCTGCGGTTGTTGGGTCGAAAAATGCTTTTTTCGCTGCTTTGAAGTCGTCCTTAGACAACATGATTGTTTTACCTCCGATATTTACGGATAGCTCGTTTACTCTTGACATTTTATTTTTGTTTTTTGATTGCGTTAATACCATCAGAGAATCTTTTCCATAAAGGACGTTCATCCGACATTGCCACGGCTACATCTTCCACCTTAGGGGCTTCTAACTCACCTTTTAATTTTGCGATTTCGGACATCAACTCCTCTTGTGCTGCTTCCAATTTCGCTAACCTTTCATCTTCAACAGGTGCTTCGGTAGTCGCTTCGGGAGTTGCAGGGGCTTTTTCTACTACTGCCTCCTCTGCCATTTCTTCTGGTGCTGCTTCTTCCGCCACATCTTCGATGACTTCCTCCTGTTCAGGTGTTACCTCTTTCGTTGATACAACAACACCGCCTTCTACAACGTATATCGTACCATTGATAAGATGCTCACCGTCAGGAAGGACGATTTGCTCTTTTTCCATTTTACTTAATTTAACGATTGATAAATTCATTAACGCTTCGATTGAATAAGCGTATTTTTTATTTCCTTTAATCTCTTTAGTCCAATAGTCTTTATCTGTCACCTGAGAGTGAACGAATAGAGTACCTATCGGTGTTCGGCTAAGTCCAAACCCAAACTGAGTATAAGCCTTGTCATTTTCATCCTCACTAATCCAAGCGTCTAACACGTATGCCGGGGCTGTGCTACCTTCGTGTGTATCCTTGAATAAATCCTCTTTCTCTAGTACGTCACGGCTCAATGCCACATCAAATAATTCTTTGATTGTCTCACGGCTAAACTCCATATTGTAACGCCCTATCTCATCGTTACGAAATATCTTCTTGTCAGGTATTAGCAACGGTGCGACCACTTGCATCTGTTCGTCCTTTGATAGATAAGCGTTTAACGTAGTAGCCATCTTGTCATCTAATCGAGATACAACTTGTGGAACGAATCCAACACGCCTAACCTCGTTATCTTCGTAGTCCTCAAAGTATATCCTACGCTTCCATACGTGGCGGCAACCGTAAGAACCTTTATAGTCAAAGATTGAGTAGTCACCGAACTCAGGATTCGACAATCCGTTCTTTATTTCCTCCTCAGTGTATAGCTTACCAAGTGATATTACCTCACGGCAAAAATCCCTCGTTTTTTCATCGACTGGTCCAGAATATTCATATCGAACTAACCATTGACCGCCGCCGCCTTTTTTCTGTAAGTCGTTGTAGCTTTCCGAATCTTCTACTCCTAGATTAACACTACGTGCTTCTAAGTATTCCTCTTCTGTCACCTCTCGCCAATTCTCAGGCTTTACAACGCCACAACCTTTGAGATATTCAAGTATTAAGGATTGAACGTTGTCATCTGCCACAACTCGTTGATCGTGTTCGGATAGATAAACCCCAACTTCATCAATAGCGGGGTCAGGAACGAAGGCAATATTACGCCAACCAAAAGCGGGTTGAGCTCCCTCTCGGATAGGTTTTAATGTAACGTAATAAGTCGGAATCTCATTCATTCTACTATAAGTGTAAAAAAAATGAAATTGTGCGATTTTTTACGTCCTCAAATAAGACAGTTGATTGAACGCTGTGAATAGATTTGTGTCAAGAATAGCATCGAACTTAGTAATATCGTTGTTCGATAGAGCGTTAAGCAAAGTTAACCATTGATTGCCGCCCTCTTTCTCTCGCTTCTTAACTTCTTCGTTATAGATTTCTAACTCATCCTCTGACAGTTCGGAAGGGTCAACACCTTCTAACGGGTCATGAAACAAGTCGTAAGAATTAAAGAAGTTATCTCTGAAAGTTAGGTATTTCTTACAAGCCCCATAGATTGAGTTAATCGGTAGTTCATCAATTAACTCTGAACGATATTCAATGTTAACATTTCGGTAAGGCTCGATTATCTCATCAGTCATGCCGCCACCTTCAACACGGAGGTATAACGAAGCGGCTATCTTGTGAATGTTGGAGTCGAATCCTGAGTTTATCAACTCCTCGTTATTAATGAACTGCATAAGTGTAAGCCTTGAAAAGTCAATAAGTCTTAACTCGTAACCTTCAATCGTTATCTTATTGCTGTGGCGTTCACTTAGTTTTATTTTTTGTTGTGCTTCACTGTAAGCGTTTATTAACTTATCGCCCCTCCAATCTTGAACATCGAAGGGGTCTAAGTCGTTTACGATAGAAACAAGGTGTATCATTTTATCAAATACACCCTCTATCTCTTCTGAATTAATTTGCCGGTATTGATTTACTTTGAGCATCAATAAGCGATTGAATATACTTCATGACCTCTTTAGCTAGTTGAAACACGACAGGGGCGGCAACATCAGCCGTAACAGCGTCACCGAATAGTTTAGCTTTGTGGTCGATATGACTGTCTACATGATGCTCGAACTTTGTCAAGGCATCGTCCTTGTATACTACTGCAAACGCTTTAACTCCCCATGTACCACCTTTTCTATACATACGCTCAATCTTTGCCATGTCTTTTGCCGACAATTCAATGTTTCCTTCCTCATCTAACTGACAAGAATACGTTCTACCGTTAACCTCGATTATAGGCTTAATCTCATTACTGATTTGCGTGATGTCTACTGATTGTTGAACCTCAACAAACTTATTCAATGGAATAGCATCAACAAGTTCACGGCTACCTAGAATCTCAAACACTCTAAGCCATTTATCTACAAAGTCCTCCGCTTCATTCTCCAGGATTAATGAGATTTTAGCCAACTCGTTTAGCGTTACTTCGTGACCTTCGTTTCGTATAGCGTAATCTTTGCCTTTTATTGTGATTGTTTTCATATACTCTAAATTTTTCTTGTAGAATTTTCATAAAGATATTTTGCAACAAGGTAAGCGGTGCAACAAATCCAACCAATAAAAAAATCACTCATTAAACCATTTAGCAAATGCTTATTAAACAACGCTAATATAGCAGCTAATACACTTGCTACAATTAATCCTATAAAGTATTTCATATTAATTTTTTACGCTAAAGTAACCTTTTGTTGTGTCATTTGCAACTCATTGCCTTTATTTTGTATGTCGTGGTAGTCAACTACTATAACTCGCTCCCTCATTGTCTGCCCTCCAGCGTTCTGAGTAACCCCGTTATTTATATTCATGTTTGGCGTTTGCTGTGGCTGTTGAGCCATTCCAAATGAAGGCGTTGGAACGCTACCACCTCCACCACTTGCCGAAGGTGTGCCACTACCCTTTGTCGGGTCAGTTGATAGGATTTTACGAACATTCGCTATACCCATAGCTACTGCCGCCGCCGCCGCTAAAGGGGCTAACACTGGACCAACGATAGGCGTTTGAGCCGCCGAAGCGTAAGCACTAACCGCCGCTTTATAAGTGTCTATTGTAGCCTGTGCAACAGCTACCGCTTTAGCCGCTTTACTACCTTCTTTCACGTTCGCCGATATAGCCGTTAGCAATGTTCCCGCCATATCTATGGATGCTTCCGTTGCTTCTTTTCGGTTAGCTATTTCTTTCTGAGCGTTCTCCTTGGCTAACTGTGCCATTTCTTCCGCCGCCGCTTTCGATACCTCGTTCTTATTTGCTTCGTCTGCTAAACGTTTTTCATTCGCTTCTTTTTCAGCTTGTGCCTTTTGATCTAGGTACTTTTGTTCGATAGCTAGTTCCCCCGCTAGTTGTTGCTGCTTTAGGTTGAATACTAACTCCTCGCGCTCCTTTGCTAATAGCTTTTCATTCGCTAAAGTATCTTGAATAAGCCTTTCATATTTAATCCTATTCGCTTCAAACTCCTTGTATTCCCCCTCTTTAAGTAGGTCGAACTCCGCATCTTGAATGGCTCTTTCTGCCGCTAGTCTATCCGCCGCATATTGTTTGCGCTTCTCTTTAGCTGCTTTAGCTGCCGCCGCATTGTCTTGTGCTTTCTTCTCGTTTGACGCCTTGTTATCCTCTACCTCTTGGGCGTTGATTGCTTGTATCTCTTGCTTTGCTTCTCTAATGTTTTCCTTTAGGTCAAGCATTGCCTTGCGTATCTCATCGGCTTTCTCTTTAGTCAAGTCTCCCGAAGCCCGTAACGCTTCCATTTGTGCGCCTAGTGCTTCGTATTGCGCTCTCGACGTTTGAATAATAGCGTGTTGCTTTTGGCGTTCCATGTCAACGGTATCCTTACCCGCTATCTTTGCCATTCGTATCTCATGGTCGTAAGCATCGACAACCTTTTCTTGTTTAGCCGCATGAGCTGCTGCAATCTGTTCCTGAGCCGCCGCCTGTCTACGTGCTGAATCTTCCGCCGCAAATGAGGTCAACCCCATCCAGTCGAGAAAGTCTTTCAGCTTTTGAATAACAAACCCTATCGCATCGCCAACAGCTTTAAAGATGTCCTTCAATATCCCCAACTCATCGAGCAAGGCAACAATACCCGCAATGATAGCCGCCACAACTCCAACGATTAAGAATAAAGGATTCGTTAAGATAGTCTTACCAATCGAAGCAAACGCCGCCCCCATTTGTTTGAGAGAACCTATTGCATCCTTAAAGGTAATCGCACCGGCTGTCTTTTGAAATAGCTTCGCCCCTTGCGTGACTCTATCAAAGTCCATGTCACGAAGACCCGCTCCAATCTCACCTAATGAGTTACTGACTTGCTCGTACTTTGACCCCGTAGCGAAAACGGCAACTTGTTCATTCACTTCCGCCATTCTATCTTTAAGTGCGGCGGCTTTAGCGTTCAGACGTTCAAAGGCTTCCGTACCTAGTTCAGTTTGTTGCAACTGTTGTACGGTCTCCCTTAATTCGGCTTTCAATGACTTGACTGGTCTGTCGTCAATATCAATATTTATTTTAATTGTGTTGTCTGTTGCCATTTTATTTTATATTTGTAAAAAACAAGTTATATGAAAAAGCTATTTATTGCATCGTTATTGTTGGTTTCATGCCAAAAAACAGAACTTAAAAAAGTTACACAATTACGTTCTAAAGTCCAATTCACTGCTTCTTTTGTGAATGGATTACATAAAGAAGGTTGCGACTCTATTTCAATTAATGTTTCAGGAAATGATTCGTTCTCCTTCCAAACATACGACAACCCATGTTTAAACACTTCATTCGGTTTCACAACTTGGCATGAAGATACTGTTACACAACTGCCGTATGTTGTTGTTTCAGACCGTGACACCGTAAAGAGTGGTCTACTTACTTTTACAAAGAGTGGATTTGTCATGGGTATTTAGTGATTGTTATATACTTATCGACTGACCCTACAAAACAATCGTCTGATTGAACACCTGAATCGTATGTTGAGAACACTACCGTGCTAGTAGTTGGTAGTAGTGATAATACTTGTTTAGTAAGGACAAATGAGCCAAAGTTCCAAGAAACCTCAACATTTCCCGTTAATTGGGAGTTGAACCCTAATATACCATATCCTCCCGCTGTTACTCTACTTGTAGTTATTGTGCCTCCAAAATCATTCTTAATAATGGTTAATCTTGGAGCGTTTGTGCCTGACTGAAACACTTTAGCCTTAAACACTTTCTCACCTCCTTGTGACACTCCAGAACTCTGAGGTGTACTATCATTCGCTACAACCTTAACGCCTGGCACTTCAACTGTGTTCCTGTCGCCTAAAACGATAGCATCCGAAGCGATGACCGTATTTCGGTCGCCTAGAATCTTTACCTTTTCTGCTGAAACAAAGTTGTACTTACCATCAATCGAAACGTCTTTAGAGCCTAAGACTACATTCGTCGAGTGGGCAACATCTCGGAAAAACTTAACCGTTACAGGTGTAGCCGATAGCACGTTTTGAATAACAGGGCGTAATGGTCGTCTAAACTTCAAACGTAACTTCTCATCCGCTGTGATTAAGTCTACCTTCGTTAATGTCTTTTTGTTGCTGTTATATCCATGAATCTTTGAAACAAAGAACCATCCGTTATCCTTAATAAATACTTTCCAATCAAGTTGTTTGGATAGCTTCTGAAAATCACCCTCGCTAAGATTAAAATACCCTGTCAACCGTTTGCCCGTGTTGATCGTTGTTAGCTCTTGTTGGTGGTGTAGGTTATACAGATAGTTAGTCGTTTGTCCTTGCTGAAACCCATGAAACAATACATTCGGTGCGTCATAGCATATCGAGAAGTTAGGCACTATATCGCTATCAAACATCGAGGTATTGCAATACTCTGTCACATACTCAGGCACTCCGACAGGTAGTATATCGTCATAGAACTCGTAAACTCCACACGTTCCAACGCCGTTATGCAACAACACCCGAATATTACAGTCGGGGTTTATTCCGTTTATTGCGGGTAAAGGTACGCCAATACCCGAACCAATAGAAGGAGTTGGTGAGTATATTATCTCACGGCTATCAGTTCCAGTCGTATATTGGTTGTCTAGGTCTATTGTAGTCTGCCCGTAAGTCTCAATAAACTCTGATTGATAAGCTGAGTTAACCGTGTCTTTATCGTCCTTGTACTTGTAGACTTGACGTTGTTTAACATCGTTTGAAAGAAACGTTATACTGTTAGGCTGTGACTCATCGAACTTGTCCGACCAATCCCACTCGTTGCCGTCCTCGTAGTATTTATCTCTTGTCTTTACGATTAGGTTTGATTCGTTGGAAGGGTCAGGAATGAAGATAAGATTGTAACTCTTAGCAATCGAACTGATAATGTCACGTTGTTTAATCTTCTTTGGAATGAAAGCATCAATGTTCACTGTTACACCACTACTCAATTCTGCAATGTCTGGTACTGACTTAAACGATAGGTTGTCTATATCTAAGTCAAACTCTAAGAATACCAAGTCAGATGACCCCGTATCTTTCATTACTACCGCTTGGTCAAGTCCTCCCGCACTATTTATCACTACCCCGTTAGCGTAGTAGTACCGAGCAAACACAAGAGCGTGAACATCGAATTTCTCATTGGCATCGAGTAGCCCTAGAAAAGCCGTTGAAGCGTTTGAACCACTCGCCAACGTCTGCCAACCACTCGCATAAGTCTCACCACCTTCAAACGTTATAGCTGTCTGCTGTGAGTCGATTATAGCTACCTTGTTCACGTTTGTAGTTGATTGAGCAACTAGGCAAACTTTAATCTCTACACGGCTCTGTCCTCCCGCTACGTTGACTGCTTCAAATGGTACGACAGTAGATGAACTATTGACCGCCCGAACATTCACCCTGTAATCATATGAAGTTGATAGGTTAACCGTTCTATTCTGCCCCGCCTTGTTCTCAATGTCATCGTTAACAGTATCGTATTGACTCTCGCCATCTTGAATGATAGTGTCAAGTTGAATCTTGCTACCCGTTGCCGTTGCGTAGTTGTTGATAGATGTGCCGTTTAGAATATCCAACGGAGGGAGTAAACCTTCTGGCACGTCTAGGTTATCAATAATGAAGCTATCGGAAGTCATTGACCCTTTAACGATATATCGTTCTTGTAGCAACTGACTAACCGTGTCATCCCCTTGCTTACCGTTAAACGGAATGATTCGTTTGTCAATCCTTAAATCTTCATCGTTGTACTGATCAAATGTGAATGTGTATCCGTTTGATGCAAAGATTTTCTTCCAATACTCAAACTCAAAAATTGCCGGTTTAAAATCTCTTAGCGTATAGATGTTGTCATCCTTTGCAAATTGTGGGTATGTGTAGCCACTTGTATTTGACCATGAATCTATAATGTTCTCACGGTTGAATACATGACTCAGTTCAGGAAATGATAGGTCGGTCAACTCCTTATCCCCCATCGTATTAAAGAAATTCCCTACCTCGTCGAATACGTTAACCTTATAGCTTACCTTCTTTCTATTCGTTGAGCGTAAACGGTTAACCCGTACAATCTCTAACAGTTGAATGTATCCCTGAAACACCTCAACCCCATCTTGAATGATTGAAGCGACAGTCTTAGCGTTTCGATTGAATGTATCGTTACTAAGGTCAATATCAAAGTAAGCACCTAACAACGTCGTATTGTTATCGCTACCCTCTATCTCGATAACTCTTGAAACACCTCCTGACCTTGCACCGTTCTTTGTTATTTCTGCGAATGATAAATCAATCGGAAAATCCGTGCCTTTCGGTAGGTCAATAAATCCCGTTTCTAGTTGTATCCTTGTCATTACCCGTTTATTTCGTCTTGAACTGACATAGTGAATACTAAGTTAACTTTCCTGTCTCGTTGTGTTCGTTGTAGGTGTAATGGCATCGAAGCTGTGACAATCTCAATAGCTTGGAACTCACCACCATCAATCGAGACAAAAGCCTGTGGACTGGATAGTAATTCACGGTAGTATTGACATTCTGCCTGAGATAATATGCCTGTGTTTACGGTGTATTTAATCTCTTCTTCTACATGGTAAATCTCTTTACCTGTGTCAGATATGTTGTACGTCCATTGAGCATCGTCATAGTATCCGTATTTCTTGCGAATACTTGAACGCTCAACATCTTGGGTCATGTAGCTACCCTTATAGAATGGTACTGTAACCCATGAACCTAAACGGTCAAGGAAACAAATATCGTATGTTGTATGACCATCACACTCTGAATACAATGTAATCGTTTGCGCTTCGGATAACTGAGTATCTGTACTTGTTCTAACTTGTACCGTGTAACTCTCAACATCTGTTAAGTCAATCGTACCGCTAAACGTTACCCATGATGAGCCGTTCCATTCATCGTCAATCGCTACGGTTGAAGGTAAGACGTTAAATAAGATTACATCAAAAGCATAAGATACCGCAGGGAGTTTGTACCTATACAAGTCACCGCCTATGTTAAATACTGCATAGTGATTCGTTGTGTTATCCACGTAAGCCTGTAACCATGTAGGCTTTTGTCTGCTAACACGAATGTCACTCGTTAGGCTTGTTAGTAGCTGTTTAGTGTTACTGCCTAGCGTGTAATCCAATGCGGAATAGTCTTTGAACGCTAGGAACTTAAACGCTCCTTTAAAAGCATAGAATCCGCCAGAGTTAACGCCCGTTATCAATGTTTTTTGTCCGTCTGCATAAGATGAAACGCCACCACTAACACCACCCGAACCAATCCACGGTAAATCTAAAACCGTGTAGTAAACGCCCGAACTGAGGAATACATCTAAAACCGTGTGAACCCCATCAAGTTCAGGACGATAGTTTGCCCCAGGCGTTTGCTCGATTAAGACAACATCCCCCGCCGTGTATGTTGGTAGTGTAGCGTGTGAAATCATTGTTCTACTGAATCCGTTGGGGTTTACTTCGGGGTCTGAGAAGTTAGCCCACGTTGCCGCACCCGCAAATCCGTAATCAGAAAAAGCGATGTTGTAGTAATATTCCTCATCAATCTCAAGTTCATAGTTCAACAAATGACCATTTGAAAGGTAAGAGCCGCCCTGTTGGAAGTCTGCGAATAGTTGGGACTGAATCAACTTAGATATATCAACCTCACCGTATAGTGTAGTTGGCAACGGCTTAATTGAGTAAGTACCTATTACATCTGTCGTATATGAATTTATTACCCTTACTACATACCTAAAGCCTAAGTTAGCCTTTGCCGTTGAGTTAAATAAGAAGTACATCGGATTGTATGCCGGTGTTAGTTCCTGTGGGTTCTTTAAAATCGTTACTGCCATTATCTAAACTGTTGGTCTATTCTGTATTCAAATATCTTAGCTACTACTTTCTCTAACTGTTTCAGCACCTTCTCACGCTTCATAAATGCCTTGGTTATATTACGGTTAACCTTACCGTTTTTCCATTTCCTAGACTTCCCCTCATCAACGAACTTGTAATAAAATGTAGAACTAATCTCCATACTCATGTCGTCCTTTTCCTCATCCCACTTCAAGTTAACTATCCTTGAAACATTCCGCATCCTACCTGTGTCAATAGCATCTTGACGAATGATTTCTTTCTTAATCTCGGTATTCAGCACCCTAGTAGCTGTCCCGATTGTTCTCCATACATCCGCTTTAGTTGCCATCTATTGTAAGTGTAGAAAAAACGAAAGTGTTAAAGAAAGAATCGTGGGGCTTCTGGTGATGCTGTGTTCGTTTGGAAGAAATAGCGTATTGCATCTATTCCGTGATTGTAAGCATCAATAGGCTTATTCATTGCATTTCCATCTCTATCTGTTGCCCAAGTGTATTTACGAAACTCATTTATTAAGTTCAATGACCTTTCAGTAATACGAATGTCTAGTTCTTGCATCTTAGAGATACCGTAAATAACTGAATCCGACCCTTTCTTTGCGTCCTGAACTCGCCAACCTAACACCTTTAACTCATCATTAGATTTCATCTCCGCTGAATCAGCTACAATAGTTGAGAATCTATCTACTCCTAATGATGTCATCTTTGCAGATATAGCTTGATTGAGTAGCCCCGTTTGGTAAATCAACTCATCGAAATAGTATATTTGGTCTGCATACCAAATGGCAACTAATGCCGTTGGGTCGTTTCGGTATCCGTAGTCGAGTCCGTATCCTAACAGCTTAGCGTGGGGTGGTATATCCTTGACCATTGACCAGTTATTAAACACCGCCCCTTGTAGGTTGCCAATCTCTCCTAATCCGTACACTTGCCACCAATTCCACCAATAACCTCTAACACCGTTACGCTCTTCCTCCTCGGCTTTGGAACGCTTATAAAGCATATCCTCTAATGTTGCCTGTGGTATTGCTTCATTATCTAAGTAGGTAAGTTTAAGGAACTCGCTATTCGGTTGCTGTAACACTTCCGTATGCGCCCAAAACTCACTATCAGCGTTGAAGTCTATCCACACCTCCTGAGAACGAATCATTAGAGCATCTGCTATTGGATAGGGTATATGGTTTGCTTCGTTCAGGAATAGTATATCTCTCTTTCCTGCTGCTTTTGCTTTACCTACTGAATCAAACGACTTGAACTGAATCTTTGATTTATTAAGTGATGTATAGGTTAATTCGGTAGCGTTCCATTGGTCATCGTTCCACCTACCCTCATTCATCATGAAGTTCTTGAATATATCAACACACCCCTCTTTAACAGCCGGTAACGTTTCAGCTACTACCGTAACTTTTAAGCGTGGCGTTGCTATACACTTGTCATAAAGTATCGGAATAATCCCGTAAGTCTTACCGCTTGATGTTGCACCTTGAACAACCTTTTTACGGGCTGTCATGGCTAACATTTTTCTGAGTGCGGTAGTTACTTCAAAACTCATACATTGAATATCCTAGGCTCTCCTTTGATTGTGTTTTCTTGCTTATCAACCAAACCATTCAGACGTTGAGTTATTGATGGGTTATACTGTCCGACCATGCCACCCTCTATTTGATCGGTTCTTATTTCGTCCTTTATACGCGAACAGATACTAACAAAGTCACCGTATAACTCATCCTTATTCAAAAAATATTGCTCAATATTCCCTATCTTATTTTGCCAACAAAAGACTTTAAACCCTTCAAATGTTAGCGGTCTTTCAAGTGGCTTAACTCTTTCGTCGCCGTCCTTTCCGTGGTATTCGATAACAGTCCTAGGATTGTTTTTCACCTCTGACTTGTATCTAATCCAAACCGCTTCTAATTCCTCTTCCGTTCTAAATATCCTCGTTGGATGAATGTTCCCGTTCCTTGCCATCTTTATCCTTAATTTTACTCACTAAATTCCTATGTCCTGCATCGTATAGTTCTTTCAGTCTTTCCTGAGAATACGACCAACCGCCTTGAATGTAGTAGGTAAACCCGTTCAGTTTAACGGTTGCTATCTTACCTTCTTTCAGTTTGAGTTTATACATCTTTAGTCGCTGTTAGTTCTTCGAGAAACTCTTTCTTTGATGTCGCCTTAATGTTAGGATACAATTCCCTTAGTTCGGACAGTTTTAGAGTTGTTAGGTCTACATTATTTGTAGGTGCTACCACCTCAACTGTCTTAATCTTCTTTAACTTCTGTTTGCCGTTCATAGCTTTGAATTTTCGTTTTAAAATCATTTATCAATATTCTTGCGCCGTGGTGAGTTGTACCTACTCGCTTCATTACGTCACGAATAGAGAATATCTTCTCATTCATTACGATGTCTGCAAAAATCAACTGATGAGGTTCTGCATTTCTTCTATACAGTTCGATTGCATATTCACGTTGTTGATCTCTGAGATAGTCTTCTAACTCATCCCCTATATAAGTGTCGAGATTGTCGTTAGTGTGTGCGAAAATACGATTATTTTTATTAAAATCTGAGTTTTCCCACCGGTAAATATTTGACGCTACTATACGAATGAAGCCCCGAATGTCTTTAATTTTCGGGGCTTTCTCAATACATATCAGATAGATGTCAGATGTTATATTTTCGCTGTTAGCTGTGGCGCATTTAGGGGCGTTTCGTTTGATTATGGATTGAATATCATCCCATTCATTTGTGAAGTATTTGTCGATTTGCTCCTTTGTCACGGAGTAAATATACAAATTATTCTTGAACTTCCAAATCTGATGTACATTTACACTCATCCGAGTGGTAAACTATCTCTACCCCATCAGGCATCACCTCACGGTTGTAGATATGTCCATCCTGTTCGATTGTTGACGAACAGGAGGATAGTATAATGGTTAGGAGTAGGAGTCTGTATATGAACATGGTAATAATTTTTTAAAAACTTCCTCATCTGTATTCTCTGAAAGAAACCTATTCATTTCATCATCAAGATAAATTCCTTTCGGTCTTGGGTATATCAATGTCGGTGGTTTTCCTTTCTCGTGCAAACCGTAAATGAAAACTGAGTTTCCTTTTATCAATCGAACATCTACTCCACCAACCGTAACAGACGAAAACTCAATCGGTCTGTCACATGGTGTTAATCTATTTCGCGACCATCTAAAAGGCTTGTAACCTTTCTCTATTAGGTAGTTGACTATCATCTTACAATAATTTTACTGTTACCTCTCCAAAGACTTTCTTCAGATGCTCTTCTATTTCCTTCAATGCTTCCTCTCGTCCTAAGTTCGTCAGAAGCGACCCCCGACCTGATGTAGTCGGGGTGTAGTAGATGTATTCGTATTTCATTTTGCGAATGTTTGGTTGTAGTAATCTTTAGCTAAATCATAAGATAAAGCACCTTGCTCTATACTTGCTGAATGATGAGCATCTATTATCAACTGCTTCTCCATTTCTTTGGCTTGTTGTATAACCCATTGACTATCCACTAAATCAACATCTAAGTTGTTAATAAGCCACTCAACCGCTGTCTGTTTCTTCATATTTTTTTTGTTTAAAGTGTTAAAATAAATATCAAATTCTTTTTCTGCTCGCTTTCTGCTTCGTTGTGATATATTCCCCATTACCAATATTTAATACAAAGTATAATAAGCACAACAATAACAGTCACGGCTAAGCATATTATACCTCCAAATATTAACTCCTCACGTTCTTCTTCGTCTGCTGTTATTAATCTAATAACCACAAATAAAGCTACAAGAAACCCAATAATCCATCTTCCGTATCCTTCCATCACTTACTATTTAATTGATTAACATACCAAACATAATACTCTTGTGCTGCTTTCAGAACTTAACCGTTAAACTATCCTTAGTGTAACCATTGATAGGCACTTTCTGAACCTCAACACCTTCGTGGTCGTATATCGGTTGGTCAGATTTCAAAGCCAACTTCAATAACTCTTCACGCTGCTTTAGTTGATGCTTCAAGTGATGATACACAACATCATGCTCAAAGTCATATTGAGCGTATCCTTGTCGCTTACTGAACTCGATGTTGTGAAACTTGAAAGTCTTTTCACCCCACTTGTCAGCTTCGCTTTGTGCATAGACTTCAATCGCTTTCTTTGCTTCATCGAATAGCTTCTCTAACTTCTTAAATGCTGCAAAGGCATCAAGTCCGTTAACCTCTCCTTCTTGAACCAACGCGACTATGTTATTTATAGCCGCTTCGGTTGGTTGTGTTATTGCTAATGCTCCTGGATTTGCATTTGCGTATTCGTGAGCTTCTTGCTCTCTGTTGATATCGTTCATAATAAGTTAAGTTTATTCTGTTCGTTTAAAAAGGTTCTTAATTCTTCTATAGTTATTTCAATGTCATATTTATTAATCGCTTCGACTCCACAAACACACCATTCATCATTAGGATCATTAAAGTAAACCATTGAATCTTCAATAAACTCAAATTGGGGTTTTATTTCTAAGGTCTGATTAAATTCAAGTAGCAATGCCTTAACTGCTTCAAAGTGTTCCTCTGACTGTATCTTTACAATGTAGTTATTCATAGCGCATTAATTTTATTCTGTTGTGACTCGGTTAATTCATAGGTTGACATGAACTTTTCGATAGTCCATTTAGATGTACCCGCTTGAACGGTTGCTACGAACTTATCTACAAACTCATCAGCTACTGGTTGCTTTATCTTAGCTGTTGGAACCTGAATAGAATCTGAATGTTCTTTATCAGTATCGTCTATTGTTCCAGTTGGAACTAAGAATGAATACAACAAAGCGTTCTTTAAAGCGTAGGTAGTTGCCTTTCCTGCTGCCTTGTCTTGTGTGTCAACTCCGTGACCATAACCAGTAATTTCTATCGACTCAGACGTAGCACAATAAACCATTCTAAATGTTGCTAATACCTCAACAAATATCTGTTGTTTCATTGCAGCGTTACCACGGTAATCTACTCCCTCCCATCTATCTACTCTTACTTTTGGTTCAATGCTTACAGGGAAGCAAACAAGACCGTGACGAGCCATTGATTGACCTAAAGCATATTTTACGTCTTTATCGCTCACGCCTTTATAAGCGTTCTTACCTTCACCAACCGTCATACTCTTGTCGATATTCTTAACGTCATTCATAACGTTAATCATAGCTGAATAAATATTATTG